ATAGCAGAGAATCTTGGTTCCTGCGGTGTATCCAGTTCCGCCCGAAGCGTTTACAGCAAGGTTTGCTGCTCTGCCCGTAACGGTAAGGAGAAGATACGGAGAATATACCGGATCATTTGGCATTGCTACCAATAGTTCGGTCACGGGGATGCTTGCCGTGGTTCCCAACTTTCCGTGCAACTGTCCACCAAGAGAAGTCCCATCAAGAGGGAGTTCCCAACCCTTGACTGTGCGGACGCAGTTAATCTTCTGTGCGGCGTTCAGCCATGTTGGCTTCGATTCTTCTCTGTCGGTTGAATTCCAATATGCCATTGGGTAGTTCTCCTCTTGGTCTATTTATCCGTTGATTACTTGGGGTTTGCAGTCTTCTTCTTGACGCTCTCGGGGGTTTCCAACTCATTTGCCTTGTGGGATGGGTTGGTAACCTTGCCAGCGGGGACTACAATCTTCTTTGCTTCGATGTGCATCTGCACAGCCTTGGCAAAGTCATTTGCTTCCTTGGTTGTTCCACGGCAACCGCAATCCTTAACTGCTTCGTTGAACAGAGTAACAAGGACAGTCTTGCGCTCCTCAAGGACGGTCTGCTCTGCGACCTTCTCGGCAGCGGCAGCAGCCTTCTCGTTCAGGCATGGCATGATGTCGATGTCGTTTCTGTGTTCATTCAGAAACTTGGTGATGTCTGCAACGATCTTGGAATTGAATGGATTGTGAAACATTAGTCTCTCCTGTGGATACTCGTTATTTATAGTACGGGATCAGCCGCCCTTTGCCTTCTTCCAAAGATCGGCATCCGCCGTCTTTCGGGTCTTGCCGCCAACTATGAATGAATTGACTCTTGCGAACGCCCATGCATGGCTGCTGGCACCGGGTCTATGCCCACCTTTCCATGCCGCCATGCCTCGGTCGTACACTTTCTTTAGAATGCCATAAGGGATGCCGCTCTTCTTTGCTTTCTTTTCGAGCGCAGCAATTCTTGCTTCTTGAATATTGTTCAGCAATCCCTTGAACGATTTCATGATTTCTTCTCCGGATTGTAGCCCCATACTTTGAGCGCAAGCAATTTGCGGGTTGGTCTGCCCTTTTCGTCACGGAGACCACCTTTTGCGCCCTTCATGCGACTAATGAAACTGACTTGCTTGCCAGCCCATTTCCAATCGTTTGGTGTCCACTTGTCCTTGGGGGTGTCAAGCATACGAATAATTGCACGGGCAGAATCTCTGCCACTTGTGATCTTGCCACCACTTGATCCTGCCTTGCCAGCCTCTTTGCGAGAGAGTCCCGCTTCCTTGCCCTCATCGGAATCAAGGAACGATTGTATTTCCTTTCCCGACATGTTTACGAGTTTTTGCCACTCCTTGTACAGCGCATCCTTCTCCTCGGGAGTCTTTTCCTCGCCAAGTCGCTCACGCTCACCCGGGGTGTCTCGCTTGTAGGTGTTTACGATTTCCTTTGTTCCAATCAGAAGAGGACCACGCTTGCCCAAGGCAGTCCATTGCATGACCGAATTGATCTTTTTTGATTCGGTCAACCAATCCTCGGTCGGCTCAACGGACTCTCCCTTGTGCATCTTCCATGCCGTAGCATAGAAAACTTCCTTCCATCGCTTGCCGTAACGATCTCTGAATTGCTGCTTGATCTTTTCTTTCTTGGAGAATCGCCGTGCAGGACCGCTTGGTGGACTGACCTCAACCATGAAGAACTCAAAATCTTCGTTGATATCCGATGGAGTTTCATCGGAAGACAATTCTGTGTTTCGAATTTCCTTCAGGTATTCAATGTACCAACGAGATATTTTTGCACCTTCACTCATTCCACGATTGCGGCACCTTTCCTCGGTCTCAATTGCCTTACGCATCTTTTGACCAACAGAGCCGTTGGATTCGTCAATGACCAACAATCGCTCCATTACCGTATCGTGTTCGTATTGGTTCTTCAGAGCCTTGAGTTGCCCCTTCTTTTCCAACTTCTTGTAAAGAGTGCTGTACTTCGATGGCTTCGTCTTGATGTTCTTTTCCTTGGGGTTGACGAATTCCCATGTCTTTGGATCATCATCTCTCATGTTCTTCCTCTTCTCCAAACGCTTCTTTCGTAGTTCTGCATCACGCTTGCTCAATCCAGAGACATACTTCTTTGGAAGACCCGTACCCTTGTCTTTTGGACTCTGCTTGATCTTTCCCGTCTTTGTCTTGAATTCCTTGCCTTTGGTCGCATCCGCTTCCGCAATCGGAGTTCCCTCCAACTCATCGCCCATGCCAAGAATGTGAACAAACTTGATTGCACCCATCATCAATTTGTTCCATGTGCTGATGTCGATTCCGCCACTCACGATGAACTTGTCCATCAATTTGGTCAGTATCTTGGCTACTTTGTTTTCTTGGGTAAATCGAGTGAGGGTATTTCCTGCACCCAATGCCTTGTATGCCTGATTGATGATTTCCATCTTGACCGTTTCGACTTCCCTCTTGTATTCTTCGGGAGCCAACTTGCCCTTTTTGTTGGCAACGGCAAATATCTTTGATGCAATAACAGGTGTCTTGAGGATGTCAACTGCCGCCTCCTTGGCTTGGCTGATTGCCATGTCCTCGTTCATCTCCTCTTCTTCATCGCCCTTGCGCTTGGAGTTGACATCGGGCTGTGGATAGATTGCATCAGCAGGATCCACCACCATTCCTGTCTTGCTCAAAAACTGCAAACCAATGAGAACCTTCGTTGACATATGGCTGCGATCACCAAGGCTGAACTTGATGTTTGTGTACTTCTTGCCATGGAATTCAATATCCATGAGTACCACCAAACGCTTCTGTTGTCCGATTCCACTCTTAACCGTGATGCGACTGACGATCTTCTTGGTGATCTTCTTGCCGTTGGGCAACTTGAAGGTGACGGTGTGATCTCCGTTATCCTTGATGTCCTCGGCATGGATCATGTTGTAACCGCTGTTGCCGGTGTCAATCTTGGCGGTGTATTCCTCGCCATCGATAACGACCTCCTCACGGACCGCAAGATTCGAGAACAACTTCCAATGTGCCTTGTTCAGAATGTAATCAACAAAATCCTCAACCAACTCCTCACCCTTTACATTGTCCTTGCCCTTGCCGTCCTCGTAGTATCGGTAATAGATGTTGCCGCTGCCCGGTGACGCATTCATTTCAATAATGTAAGGCTTGCCATCGTTGATTACATGGTCGATGCCGACATAGTAGCACTTGCTGACCCTTGCTGCCCGCTCCACCAACTTTATTTCCTCGTCAGAAAGTTGGAAAGACCCGCCCTTGGAACCTCGGGCGATATTGGTTCTGAAATCCTTCGGTGCCTTGTCCCGCTTGGCACATGCGAATATCTTGCCGTTGAGACAGATGCTTCGCACATCGTTCTTGAAGTTCGGCAGGAACTCCTGCATGATGACCTCTGCGCCGTACTTCCACAGGGTCTGCAAGACGGACTTCAGGCTTTCCATGCTTTCGATCTTGGAAACCCCGATTCCCTCTGCGCCCGTGAGCGTCTTCACGATGACGGGGAACTTTCCGCCGATTTCCTTGACTGCCGATTCAATGTTCTCTTCGTTTGCGACAAAGGCAGTTCGTGGATGGGGCAATTCATGCTTCTTGAGAGCAATTGCTGTCTCCAACTTGTTGGCACATAGTTCCATGCCCCCACGCTCATTGATCATGAACACGCCATTGTTCTGCAAGATCGTCATGATTGCAACACCGATGTCGCTGTTCATCACGCCACCACGAACCACGGCAACGGTATCGCCGGGGACAATCGTCACATCCTTGCCTTCTCCGTCATAGTTCTTGATCGTTATCTTGTTGGATGCGACATTCGAAATGTCAACCTGTGCCTTGCTTGTCTTCACCGCATAGAAATTGATCTTGCGCCGCTTGCAGATTTCCTCCATCTTTTCGATGGTGTCGCTCAAATCTTTTTCCGAAGAAGTAACTGCAAGAATGGTGACATTCTCTGTCTCGTCCTTGGCTTCGGGGAAATACTCTTCCTTGAGGTTGAGTCCCTTTCGCACATCCTTGAACAACTTCTTTTTGGTTGCATCGTCCGTACCCGGAACGCCTGCGGAGAAAGACTTGTAATCGTTGTTGAACGCAGCAGCCCGCATCTTTGAAGCGGACATACCGGCAACGCCTGTGGCTGCGTCATCTCTCGCCTCACCGGCAATTACGACCTCAAATGTTTCAAACGAATACTTTCGCTTCTTCGGATCGTTTGATGCAACCTTGCCCTTGTATTCCTTGATCTTGTTGTACTCGGCAAGGTGATCGCTTCCTGTTACGACAACAATGTGCTTGTACCCAAGTTCACACAGGTACAGAACCGTGTCAAATGGATTGATTGACTTGCCAATCGGAAAATTGCCTCTCGGGAAAAACTTCTTGAGATAGGCAATCTTGGTCTTTTGATCCAAGGGATTCTTTTTTGGCTCCTGCGTCTTGGAGACAAAGATGTAGTGATCTGCGTTTCTCTTTGATGCCTCGGACATTACCTTGTCAACGACAGCACCGTGACCAATCGTGGGCGGGTTCATTCTTCCGAATGCAAAGACTGCGGTATCTTTCTTCTTTGCTTCGGTGATATGAGTTGCAAACCTCTCCATCATTGATTGATCTTCCTATTTTGGCGGCTGAAACGAAGACGATTGACCAATTTTGTTACTTTGCCCGAACGAGCGATGACAACCCCCTCGGGGTCTGTCGGACGAATGCCCTCATCGTCCACAAAGAAATGTCCAAACTGTGACAGGGCATAGAACTTGCCAAGAAGTACTTCTTTTGCCTTGGCAATACTATTATGTAGTCCAAACATTTCGTTGAACTGCTTGTCATATGCGCTGATGAAGGAAAGCAACTTTTTCTTGACTTCCTGCTTTCCCTGCTTACCCCGCTCGGTTTTCAACTTATCGATCTCTTTGTCCAACTTGGTTTCGATGCTCAAGGCAAGTCCTTTTGACGAGAACTGCGCCAAGCCACCGTTGATTGTTGCATTCACATATGGAAGAATGTATTCGACCAAATCCTTGTTACTCATCAGCGTTTTGATGAACGGACCGACAGTCTTCGCTTTTGATTCACAATCTTTAATCATGCTCATCAGAGATTGATATTCATTTCCTTTGAGAAGGGCGGGGGTAATGTCGTAGATGTTTGGATCGGTGAACCAGACATCAGGAGTCTTCTTCAGAGAGGATGAATTGAAGTTGAATGAAGAGGCAGAGAGAGCCGCCATGGTCTTTCCGCTGTAGACGGTGTGGAAGGCTATCCCCACCTTCGCAGACGCAACAGAACGCCCTATATCGCTTCCTACAGGGATTGCGTACATGATGGTATTCGGCATGAAGGTGATGTACTCTTTACCATCTATCGTCTGCGTCTTTTTGGAATCGGGGGTGAACATCAGGTCTCCCTGCAAGACTCCCTTGATTCCAATTTTTGGCAAATACTTCAGGCATTGAATCAACTTCGATGCCAGATCAGCATTCGGAACGCCCTTTTTGACTTCTGCTTCGGTGTGAAATGCAACAACAGTCTTGTTGAATGCTCCCTTTGTTGCAACGAAGAACTTGCCGTTGTCGGGGTTTATTCCACACACAATTGCAGGCTTTCCATCCCACTTGGTAGAAATTCCCAAGGAGGTCTCGCCGGTCTTGAGGCTTTGCGCTATGTCCTTTAGAAATGCAATTGACAGTTTTAGCCCTCTTTCACCTTGAAGAATCATAAGATCCTCAATGTGATCAAGGTGCTTGTTCCTGACGGTTTCCTCCGTCAAGGAGGGTATGGCATCTTTAAACGATAGCACAGATATCCTTCCTGCGGGGAGTATTTAGGTGTTTTGTAATAGGCGGGGCGGGGATCGAACCCGCATGAGGGCGATTATAAGTCACCACCTTTTTCCACTTCAGGCACCCGCCTGTGGGTGTCAAGACCAATCATCTAGGGCGGGTTTCTCCCGTGCGCCCGTGCGCCCGTACCCGCCCGTGCGTATGGGCGCACGACCCTCATCGTCCTCGTCTTGGTCTGCTGCGTGGTTTCCTTGGATCAACTGCTGCTCCTCCTCAGCAACATCGAACAACTTCATCTTGGAACGGTCAATTCCAATGACGAATTTGCGATTGGTAGCGACATCGTTGTACCGATTCTTCAACTGCTTCACCATCACTTGACCCAACTCGTCCAACTGCTCGGTTGAGATCAGAGCAAACATGAAATCTGCCGTTGCAGGAAGACCGAATGATTCGGAAGTGTCGGTCAACTCAACATCGGTGTTGGAGAAACCTGATCGATTTGTCTGCGTGGCGGTGAAGATCGGAACACCCATCTCCACAGCCAAACCACGAAGTTCCTCGGCAATCGCCTTGACATATGTGTACGAATTGACATTGCCATTCGCCTTGAAACGGGAAGAAGCACAGATGTTCAGATAGTCGATGAAGACCACATCCGGCTTGAAGTTCTTCTTCAGGCGCAACTCGTCCAACAGGTGTCGGAAGTGATTGACATTGGCAGATGCCGTGGGGTACTCCTTGATGAGCAACTTGCCCGTGATCCCTGCCGTAACCTTTGCAAGCCGCTTGGAATAGATTTCAAGAGGCAACTTCTTCAGATCATCAAGTGAGATGTCCATCAGGTTGGCATCGATGCGCTCTGCGATCCGCTCTTCCGCCATCTCACAGGTGATGTAAAGAACATTCTTGCTTTGTGTAAGGCAGTTGGCTGCATGATGGCACATGAATAGACTCTTGCCCACGCCTGTTCCTGCAAGCACTACATTCAGAGTCTTGTCGGGCACACCACCGTTGGTGATCTTGTTGAAGTAGTCAAGATCAAATGCAGTTTTCTTCTCCACACGGTGATAGAAGTCGTACCGTTCACTAGCATCTTCAATGAAGTCGTGACCGATGTGTTCATCAAAGGATACGCTCAATGCCTTCGTAAGAATCTCGGGAATGGCGTTCTTGGAGCGACCCTTTGCCTTTTTCTCGTCAAGGAGTTCGATTGACTCCATGATGGCATTGTAAACCGCCTTGTCCTTGCAGAACTTCTCGGTCTGGTCGATTAGCCATTGTTCATCGGGATTCTCCTGCCCAACAGAGATAGCCTCCACCAACTTGATGCACTCATCGTATTCCCCCTGCGAAAGACCATCCTGACCATTGAGAATGATGTTCAACGCTTCACGGGTCGGTGCGTTTGAGTACTTCTCAATAAAGTCAGAGATGGTCTTGAACAGCCGCTTTTCGCAGTTGTCGTGGAAATACTCTTCCTTGAGGAAGGGCTGAACTCTGCGGGTATAGTCTGCCCTGTAGAGCAAACTACGCAGAATGACGAGTTCGATTTTATCGTTCATCTAGAGTGTAATCATACACAGCAGCAGACAGATTGCAAGCCATTTTTACCAACTTGCTTGTTAATGCCACTCGTATACCGGAATTCCAGCGGCAGAGAATTTCTGAAGAATGTTTTGTTTTCTTTCCGTGTCTTTCTCATTAATGATATGAAATTCTACGACCAAAGCCTGAATATCGTATTGGTCAGTATCAAGTGATTCAAGAATGTCATACTCTTTTCCCTCACAGTCTAACTTCAACCAAAACGAATGATCGGGATACTCATTCAAAATACTTGACAACGATTTTGTTTCGACCTCGTATTCCTCGGTCTTGTCTGTCACCAGATCAAATTTGGCTCGCACCGCAGTAAGCCAATCTTTGCCGCATATTGTTCCCGCAATATCTGTCGGAGTATCCTCTGTGCGTACAAACTTCGCCACACCATTTTTGGAATCGATTGCAGCCTTGTACAATTTCATGTTTGGTTTGTTTTCTATCTTCGACAATATTGTGGAATGGCAATTCCTGTTAGGTTCAATCAAACAGACTTTCCAGGAATCATCAACACCAAACTTTTTTGACAGATGATCATATCCCTGCATGAGATTGGTTCCAATATCGACAAACACTCGATTCGGATTCAATGATTTTGGTTTATTCTTTGTGTAAACCCAACACATCTCCGTAGCCTCTATCTGATCGATGGGAAACAGTTCTTGTACGGCTTTGATTACTCCGGGGAAACTTGCTGTAAAGTCGTGTCCTGCCAATATACCGCCCATTTTTACCTTTGGAAGCCATGCAGCAATATCTTCCTTCACACACTCATATTCGTGACATGCATCAATGAACACGATATCCAAAGATTCATCCTCGTAGTCTTTGGCTGCTTCTGTCGATTTCTTACGAACAGTCTTTACGACAGAACTTACTGGTGCAATGTTTGCCAGAAACAATGGATAGAGTGTGTTTGTCTTGACATAAGGATCATTACTGTGTTCACCAGAACCTCCCCATGTGTCTACTGCATGGAGTTCGATATTCTTCCCCGAATTGATAATTTCCACACCAAGAAATGCGGTGCTTTTGCCTTTCCAAGAGCCAACTTCAACAATTTTTGAGTTGCTTGGAAGTTTGTTTACAAACCTCTTGTAAAGTTGTGGGTATGTAAACCAGTCTTCTCCGAAATTAGGGAGTTGATAGAAGTGTTCCATGACGAAGTTCCTTTGCTGATGTGAGGTTTTGGTTGTTGACTCTTTTTTGTATTTGTTTGCAAACACCGTCTAGGCTGAAATAATCATTGTAGATTTGTTTTGCACGGTTGACCATATCCTGTTGCTTTTTTTCGCTGTAAGAAAGAAGTATGGTCTTGATATTCGGTATATCTTTTTCTTTAACCAGAACAGCAAACTCATTCCAGTCAAGTTCATCTGCCCAAGGTAAGTAGTGATCATCTGAAAGGTATACCGGAATTGCTCCCATTTGCATAACCTCGTACATACGGAAACTTGTTTTCCCATATCCCCTAGGACAAAGAGCAAATACGCTCCTCTTCGTGATTCTCTTGAATAGATTAAGTGATGCTTCGCCCACATTCATCGCCCACTCACGATGAATAATTGCAAAATCATCATCATTCTCAAATTGCTGAATCATCTTTTTACGAATAGGGTGAGTATCTGACCCAACAAAAGAACAAAGTAACTCTTTCTCAACAGAGATGTCTTCATTTGGAAGAACGATTGGTGAGCATATCAGGGGAATTGGAATGATGTTGCCCCGAGTTGCATTTCCTCCAGCAGAAAAAATCATGGTATCCTTCGGCAAAAAATGCCTTTGTGGTGCATCATCGTGTTGACATACCGTGAAATAACTACCATCTCTAGGTAGACGATTGAGTACTGCTTGGACATCGATGTTTGTTCCATCATTGTACAGAGTAGTCCATGAAACTCCGATGTATTGGCGATTGAACGATTTTCCTTCAGCAAACTTATGAAAGTAGTCTTCTAGAGGGAGAGTTGCATTGTATGGCGGATACACACCATATCTTGGGGGCCAAGGTCGAAGCAAATCGGAAATCGGATTACTTGTCTGAACCATTGCTGCGTTCTTGAATCTCTCCAACATCTCCATTTTGTTTTCATTCCCAACAGTAAAATTGCCGTGCCACATGAATTGCTTCTTCATGAGGTCTTTGTTCTTTTCAATGATGTCATTGTTTGGTTCCCACAGAACACCCGGCTGTATGTGGTTCATGTTTCCAAACCCATTTGTCGCATCAATTAGTGTTATCTTCGGTCTCTCTACATTTTGAAAATGATTCGACCCATACAGTTCATTGAATGCAACCTGATCGTGAAAGTCCATTTTTCTTGATGCATTAATTGGCAGTTCCATGTAATCCATTACTGCCTGAAGATAGTCTGCATTTTTCTTGGAAGGGACTATGACCATGAATCCACAACAGACTGCTCTCCAGTCTCTCTGACAAAGCATATCTGATCCTGATCTTCGCAGCAGTTCGAACAAAATAGGAACAGGATTCAGTAAAGGATTGAATCGAACATCAACATCCGAGTATATGAAGGGGTCTTTCTCTGTTTTTGTGTAATGAATTACCGTGCGAAGTTTGTCTTTCATCGCATCAAGAAAATGTTCTGTATCATATCTACCATTCCCATGCTGCTTTGTTCTCTCGACAATCGGAGTCAAAGTAGTTGGAATTGATGGGAGAAAGTGCGTTTCCAGCAATTGATTGTGCGACTCGGAGCATACTGTAATTAGTTTCATTGCAATCGTCCTTATTTGTTTCTTTCGATCCAATCCTCAAGCCTAACTTTGGCTGTCCAATTCAAGTGTTCTTTTGCTTTGTTCGCATTTGCCAAAGTAATCCTAGATTCGCCCAATCGTGCAGGAATGTTTACAGTATGTCCCCCCATCAAATGAGCAATTTCATTGATTGAGTGATTTGTTCCTGTTCCGATGTTGTAAATCTGCCCCCACTCCCAAGACTCGGAGGGATTGAATTCAGCGGCGAGAACATTTGCACGAACAACATCGCTTACATGAGTAAAATCTCTTCTCTGTTCACCATCTCCTACGATTGTCATTGCCTCCCCTGCCGCCCGCTGACGCAAGAAAATTCCAATAACCGGAGCATATTGTCCTCTAAGTGGCTGTCTTTCTCCATATACATTGAAGTATCGGAATATAAGCGTTTGCAGTCCGTAGAGTTTGGAGTACATTTTGCATAGTTCCTCTCCTCCCGTTTTTGTTACGGAGTACGGATTCAGACAGTCGTTTGGCATCGTTTCGACCAACGGTGGCTCATTACTTAAACCGTATGCCGATGATGTGGATGAATAAATGACCCTCTTTACCCGGCACACACGGGCGCATTGGAGTACGCTTGCAGTACCGAGCATATTTGCTTCAACTGCTTTTAGAGGATCGACAATGCAAGGCTGAATCCGAGCCTCTGCTGCAAGATGAAATACTACATCAATCCCCTCGTAGAGTTTGCGTACCATTTCATAGTCATTGATATTGTATTTGTGGTTCTTTGCTTTCGGATTCCAATAGAATTGATCATGGGCATCCGAGGACTCATTGTCTATGACGGTTACATCATGCCCATCATTGATCAACGAATCAACCAAATTAGAACCAATAAATCCTGCACCACCAGTAACCAAATATCTCATAGTGTATACCTCACTCCTTTGTGCGGAGTATTTAGTCGGTCTTGCTCAACCAAGATACAGGATAATCAGTACACACGCCACGAATTTCTTTTAAGGTGGAGTGTTTTTCTGCGTCCCATTTCTCAAGAGCAACCAAGATACAGTCTTTCATGGGATTGTTCGGATACGCCCAAACTACACCTTTGCTTGTGATCGTCCATTTGTCTGTTTCGTGCCAGAAACAATGAAGCCCACCATGAAGCAGCCGCTCAAATGCATCACGATTCTTCGCATGACACCATAGCGGATTTTCTCGCAGCCACGAAAGTGTGGTTTTATATTGTGGGAAATCGTGTCCAAGGAAAAATGATCCATCCTGAAACCAAACATCCACCTCAACACGAAACCCAAAATCTACAGCATTTTGAATGTACTCTGGGGAATTCTCCTTTTCGGGAATTCGACCTTCCGTGTTTCCTCTATGCGAGATGACCAACAATTTGCTCATGTTGTTGATAGATATGCATTAAGGTCTTCAGGACTTCCAATTCCGTGCATACGGTGGACGAAGAAAGGAATCAAAGTTCCTCCGTTCTGAATCATTTCGTTGTACACAGGAGCAATGTAGAATTCGTTGTTGACACGAATGTTCTTTTCGATCATTTTTTTCGCACATGCAACAAAATCGGAACCACGGCGATACCAATAAATTCCGCATGTTGCGATGTCCGAGATCGGCTTCTTTTCCGCAACCTCAATAACAATTCCCCTTGAATTGGTTTTCACGAAAGACCACTTCGGATGAACTGCATTGAATGCAAATACGATTCCGTCAACATTAGTCATGTTTCTCAATGAGTTGAAGTTCTGCGGACTGTATTCGATGATTTGGTCGGAGTTGGCGATCAGAAGATCGTCATCGTTATTGATGTATTTTTCAGCCAGTAGAGCGGTACATGCAGCACCCTCTGTAAGGCTATCAACTGTGACAATCTTTGATTTGCCATTGGTTATTCTCTCAAGAGTGGACGGAAGACCTTGATACTTTTCCAAGTGTTCTTTTCTAACTAGAAAGATGTACTCTGCATCAAAATCAAGATTCTCAACAACTGCTTGAATCATTGGTTTGCCCCGCACATCTATTAAAGGTTTCGGAAAAGTATATCCCTCTTTCGCAAACCTACTCCCCTCTCCTGCCATTGGTATGAGTATCTTCATGATTAGTCCTCTGAAATAAATGAAACGAAGTTGACTTTGTTCACATAAGATGGGTCGGGGACAACCCAAAGGTTTGAAACAACACTTGATTTTGCTGCCTCAATACCTTTCGGAGAGTCTTCGACACACACGCAAAACTTTGGGTCAATTCCTAATTTTTCTACTGCAATGTTATAGCATTCGGGACTTGGTTTGTTATTCTTCACCATTTCGTTCGAAACAAGAAGGTCAATGTACTCTAATTGTCCTGTATGTCGCAACATCTCTGTCGCCGTTTCTTTTATTGAGTTGGTCACACAAGCGATCTTAATACCCTTTGATTTCAGATGCTTGTGCAATTCCAATTTCTCTGGCATCACCTTGGCGGTTTTTCGTATGGTTGATAGGGTGTGTTCTTGTTTTGCAGAATTGATCTTTTCCGCCAGTCCTTCAGGAATGCCCAACATCTTTAACTTTACCTTTGTTGGCAGACCATTGTATTTTGATAGATGATCATCTCTTGAAATTGCCAAATATCCTGCATCAACTAGAGCATGATTTAGGGCATGATAGTGCCAGTCACAAGCATCTACCAAAACCCCATCAAGATCGAAAAGAACGGCATCAACTTTCATGTTACTTTCCCTTTATTTGGGGGCGGAACAAAGTTGGATGATGGATATCATCGTAATAGTACAATCTTCCGCTCATGGCAAAAATGTCATTTCTTGATCCTTCGGGAAGTTTCCATGCACCGGGCCATCTTGATGTATTGCTATCGTAGTTTCCTTCAACCATTACACCGACCTTTAGACCTCTTTCGGTTAGTGGGTTGTAGATGTCGTGAAAAGTTCTTTCCCTTTTTTCCCATGTATTTTTTTCGTTGTATTCTTTGTTGTTGTTTCTGATATCCAAAACGGAATCAATGAACTTGTCAAACACCTTGTTTTCTGAATCGTTGTTAATCCAATGCATAATATCACATGATCGATTCGGTGTTGTTTGAACATCGAAAAATGGGATGATTACATCCTCATTTCTTCCGTTTACGAATTCTGTAATTTTCTTCTTGTACAGGATGTCAAATCGGGTGATAAAGATGCAGTCATAATGATCTTGCTTCCTTAGCATGGTTAAGCCCGTCAGCATGTTTGTAGACTGCGCCAAGTCTCCTTCATTCATCGACAACCAAAATTGCCTAGGAGACAGTTCTGCACAAAGTTGTGCTATGTTGTCATTGTTTGATGGCACCATGTAGACATCAACTTCATATTGATCTTTCAGCGGCGCAAGAACATTTTCCTTGAAGGACTGAACTCCACCAAGCAATGCATCAAAGTAAATGGGATCGTATGGATCCGTCCGTGTTCTTTTTGAGTGACCACGCAGTAAAATTGCACACTTTTTCTTGCTCATTCTTTATCGCTCCTTGCTAATGCGGAACCAACTACTTGATGCATGTCATAGTACTTATAGTCTGCCAAACGACCGCCAAAAATGTGGCGTGAAGAATCTATCCGTTGCTTGTACTGTTGATACATTTCGTTATTTTTTTCGTCATTGACTGGATAGAACTTCTCTTTGTTTGAATCCCAATTCTGTGGATATTCCTTAGTAACAACCGTGTGAGATTGTCTTCCGAATTCAAAGTGTTTGTGTTCGCATGTTCTTGTGTACGGCGTTGCTTCTTCGGTATAGTTGACGATGGCGTTTCCCTGATAGTCTTCCACATCATGCGTTTCATGCTCAAAGCGAAGGCTGCGCCACTCCAGTCTGCCGTTGTCGCATCCGAAGAATTCGTCAATTGGTCCCGTATAGACGATCTTTTTAGCCTTCCGTTCAAGATGCTCTCTATCTTTCATGTAATCAACGCCCTCTTCATGGTCAATCCCTTGCAGCAACTTCTCGAATATTGCGGTATAGCCGCCGATGGGAATTCCCTGATACTTGTCCTCGTAATAATTGTCATCAAAGGTCATGCGTATTGGCAATCTCTTGATGATGAATGATGGCAAGTCCTTTGGATCACGACCCCATTGCTTCTTCGTGTATCCGTAGACGAACTTCTGGTATATTTCTTCACCGACTTGCGAAAGCACCCATTCCTCAAGGTTTTTCGGATTTGAAATCGGAACCTTGACCTCTTGCAACTTTCGGTGCGCCTCTGCGGGGGTTTTGACACCCCATAGTTGGTAGAGTGTGAAGAGGTTGATGGGAAACGAATACAACTTGTCTCCGTAAAGAACTTTTGGACGATTGACATAGTGATTGAACTTTGTCCATCGGTTCATGTAATTCCAAACGGTGTCGCTGTTAGTATGGAAGATGTGCGGTCCATACTCATGGACATTGATCCCACCCACATTTCGGGTATAGCAGTTTCCCCCGATATGGCTCCTCTTGTCAACCACAAGACACTTCGCACCCCTGTCCGTCATTTGACGGGCAAAGATGGAGCCAAACAATCCTGATCCGATAATCAAATAGTCGTACAAGTCACTCTCCTAGCATCATGATGATGTCTTGGTATCTCTTAACAGCATTGCTTCTTCGAAGATTTGCTTTCGCAAAAGCAAGTGCGTTTGCGGCGATTGTATCACATACCTGTGGATTTTCACTAGCCCAGTCTAGTTTTTCGTTCAGATCGCTGAAATCTTCTTTGACAGGAATGTAGTGAACAAATGGTTTTGTTTCAAAGAACCAATACTCATGCCATTCTCTGTCTTGATAAAACAGGGGTCTCCCGCTATGCATCAGTAACTTGGTTCTTCCTGAATAACCATTTCCTTGTATATCAATGAGATACTTGTAATCACAATGTTCTGGCAAAGAAATGTACTTCTTTTCAGCAGTCTTCATTGTCCCGTCCGTTCCGTGCCAATTTCCAGAATCAATTGCGTACACATCGGATCTACTCTTGGTTACATCCAAAAACAAATTCCTTGTTGAATGAGTTGCAGCATTTCCGATCCAAAAAAGACGAGAGTCCTTTGGCTCTTGTAAAGAGGCAGAATTCATTTCATTACAAACAGAATCATAATCTGATATCCCGCATTCCTTCCACGCATGGAAAACATGGCAGGGTATGGTTCTTGGATTGTACTGCTTTGCACTATAGGAGAAAGGATACATGCTTCTGTCCCCCAAGTAGAAAAGAACCGAAAAAGGATTCAGCCTGTCAAGTGTTTCTCTAGGTATTGAATTGTAAGCATCCTGAATTAGTGCAATTGTGCTTTTTCCACGACTTTCGTAACAGCCATTCTCTTCAAAGTTTAGAAACGATCCATCAAATTCTACTCGTATTGTTTCTCTCATTGTGAATCCGTCCACTCAATTGAATATGTCGTGAAATTCATTTCTGCCCATTTGAATCCAACACGGACTTCTTGCTCTTTGAGTTCGTCCCAAGGAGATCCAAACTTTTCGTATATCTTTGTATCCCCTCCACCAAGAGGTCTCAAATGACAAAAGTTAACGCAATCGATCACACCAATCTTTCCGCCAAACTTACTTGCACCATTACCAACATGAAACTTCTTGTTCCACACACCTTCTAACCCCCACCCATGACCATATTTCGAATTTCTAATGTCTTCGATAGTTTCTTTGAAAAGTCTTTTGCTGAAACATGGCATCATTATTTCAACCATATTTGTCAGGTGGTATTTTGCGTTCTTCACTTTTACTGTTGGCATAAAAGTATATGTGCTTCCTGAACACAGCCCTGCCTGCGAGAGATCAAAGTTTTCGCTACGGCATACATCAAACAGTTTTTCTATTTCTATCGGGCTGGTTGAGATATCATCGTCCATCAAAAGCACATAGTCATAGTTCTCAACTACGGAAGGATTCTGATCAATGAATTTTGTCATCAATTTGAACTTCATCCCATTCTCATTCATCACAAACTTTGCGTTTTGACTGTTTCTGTCAGAAAAAACAAATGGGGTTGCGTAGTTCATGATACAAAGATCAAATCCATGATCTCGGTGATCCTGTTCCCACTTTTGATGCTCTGAATTCTTCCCTGCGGGAATAATAACCAAATTCTTCATGCAGAAACCTCTACCCTCTTTGCGGCAAGGATTGCTGCCCGAAGTCTTTCGGGACCATCAGGCTTTGCATATGCCAGGGACTTCTTGTAGTTTTCCTCAACATAAGGAAGCATTTGCATGTAGGTCTCTTCGGTCAGAGAGTTGACCTTTTTGAACAGGTCTTCGATATCGTTGACAATAACCATCCCACGGACATCAAAGTAATCCCCGATGTTCGGGCATCCCCAATAGATGGGAACCGTCTTGGTTACAAGGCAATCAAGAACCTTTTCGGTGAAATAGTTTCTCTGCTGCGTGTTCTCTGGACAGATGGAGAACATGCTGTAGAAGAGTTCTACTTTTTCGTTCTGCCCATCAGTCCTTGTGGGAATCATTCGGTTCGGATCAACCGGTCGCATTCTGCTCGACCAGAACCTCTTTGGCAGGGCATAAATCCTATGCTGATTTGCCCAAAGAGTGTGGCGAATCTGATAGCCGGGAAGATAGTTGTTCGCCGTGCAAAGAAAAGAAACGCTGAAGTCCTTGCGATCAGGAAGCCACGGATGAACCCATGTGCTTCCTCCAACCAACAATTTTGCATTTGGCAACTTTGCTAGTTCATCATCAAGGGTAAGAATCAAATCAAAACGATTTGCATATTGACGAATCGTTTCAACAGATTCACAAGAAGAGCGAGGCTCCCATGTGTCCACATAAACTCTGTAATTTTGGGTGGGCGACAAATTGCTCATGAACTTGTGGGCATGAACCTCACATGGAAAAGGCAAATCAATATTCAACCAATCCGGTCCAATCGCTCTCATATCGACACCGTGTACTTTCTGGCTGTAAAGCCCAAGGGTTGCTCTGCAATCAGCGTGTACTGTAATGTGTTCAAACCATCCTCACGATGGTTTTTCTGCCCCGCCTTTTGCTGTTGAAGTTTTTCGATGTTCTTCATGTAATCCTGCTGCGTCAGCGTTTGCTTTTCGTGAGCAAGGCTGTTGTACCTGTTCGGTCTTCGTTCAAAGCCCGTTCCCTCACGCTCACAGCGGTTGTACATGTCATCATCCTCTGCCCCCCATCCCCAATACTCATTGCTGTATCCGTTCACCTTGATGAAGTCTTCCTTGGTGAACATCGATACGCCACCAAAGATGGTTTCATACGGCAGTTGATAATTGAACTGCGAACAGTATGCCGACATATGAGTGGGGCATTTCGGATAAGAGTAGTCTGCTGACTCGGGAATGAGATCAACATCATGGAAAACAAAGTAATCGCAATCGTTCTTTGCGATGTCGTATCCAACATTCATCAACTTTGCACGATTGAAAAGTTTCTCATGCTTGTGCTGTTCGACAATCACGATCCTGTGGTCGATCTCCTGATTCGTCAAGAAGTTGAACATGAATGGAACAAAAAACCGCATATGCGGTTCTCTGTCACGATAAGGAACTACCACGGCAAGTTTATGCGCCATTGCCCTCTCCCTTTTCATCCTCATCGTCAACGACAAATTCAACCATGTCGGTTCCAGAATAGTCCGCAGCATATTGCTTTGCACGAAGGAACAGTTTGGGATCGACATCCCGCACATAATTCACGAAGTGATGAGCAAACTTGTGAAGAGCATTCTCAATTGCTTCCTTTTGCTCCACAGTCAACTCTTCCTCATGCTCATCCCCGTAATCACGGTCATCATCTTCCTGTTCGGGAAGGGGGATGTCGCACTCCTCTGCCATTTCATTGAGTGTGCAGCGAAACACCATGCCGGGAGTGGATTCTCCTAGGTAGCCGCCCAACATATTTACCTCAATCCACTCAACAGCCTCATCCTCCTCCATTCCGTCCCGATCCATGAGGATGTTCATGCACTTGTTGTAATCGTAGAGTGCAACGGGTGCGGAGTGCCCATACCTTCGGAGCATACCGATGTATGCCTTTTCAAACCCATCAAAAAGAAGGGGCTTCGGATCATTCTCCGGCGACATCTTCCGCCTCCTCGTCCTGACCGTACTTGAACTCCTTGGCAGCAGCATCCTCAAGTGCCTTGATCACATC